TTCCCTCTATCGTCACCGTACCCGTTTCATCCATATAGGTCGCAACAAGGGTATTATCCTTCGTTACTTTTGCTTTTGTAATATTCATTTCGTTATCTCCTGTACTTATATTCGTTAATAAACTCTTGATAATACAAGTCATCCGGAAGAGGAAGCGATATTCCCAATTCAGTTGCCGCATCCGCCTTCACCTTGTTGAGAAAGTCAGTCATCTGCAAGGTATTCAGCCGTGATGTGCTTCCGGCAACTATCGTTTCTTTTCCGTTTATTACAGCCGTCCGGCGAAGGAAAAGACTGCAGTAGTAGTCATGCACGTCCTGCTTGTCCGTTCCAGTTTCCTGCTCGATGCAAGTAAACCAAAGCCACATCAAGGCATTCTGACTGATAGTTCGTGGCTCCGTATACCGTTCGATGACGACCTTGTAACGTCCGTTCCGAAGCTGGCTGCACATAAAGTCGAAAGGTTTGTCAATCCTCACCACGCCCTTTTCCTTCACTAGAATAGCTGTCTGACTCATTGTCCAAATATCTTTTTATCAGTGATTAATTCCTTATTCGCTTCCAGAAACTCAATGAAACGCTCTACATGGGCTGTGAGTAACTTTACGCTCTGCTCGTGATTGTAAGTAT